CTGGCTTCTGCTATGCGTTCGGTCACTCAGACAAACCACTCGTTGTTGATTACGAGTGTGAAGAGCGTGCTCATACGAGCCTAGTTTATAGGCTTAAGAATCCCCTCACTCGAGAGCTGGCGAATTTGGGTATAACAAACCCTCTTTCAACGGCTTATGAGCTCGTGACATTCAGTTTCGTGCTTGATTGGGCTCTCCCTGTAGGGGATTACCTAAACTTGCTAGATGCTGATTATGGCTGGGAATTCCTTACCGGGAGTTCTATGCTTAGTCAACGGGTTACTGGTAAAGGGACACATTTTATTGTGAACGATGGCTCATCGATTTTACCCGATGGGGATCTATCCTTGATCCAGTATAACAACTTCGCAATGTTCCGCGAAGTGCATACATCCAGTCCTTGGCCGGTCTATCCGACGTTCAAGAATCCCCTCAGCTCAGTAACTCGGACGAGTAGCGCTATTGCACTACTTTTCTCTGTCTTTGCTGACTAACACAACTCCATAAGGAGTTCCACAATGGCACTCGGTAACCTGACCTTGAATACCAAGGTCTACACCCCGGTTAGTAATATCTCGGGGATCACGACGTGGAAGTACATGGCAGATGGCATCCCGAACGGTTATTCTTCCGTTCAGCTGTCTGTCAAGGAACCCGCGTCTGGCGTCAAGAACTATCGCGCGACTAGCAAGATGCTGGTGCCGGTGGTGAAGACGGACGACAGCACCTGCGGCTGCATCGGTGACTTCCTACGCCAAATCGGCTACGAGGTCACGATGACTGCAAATGTAACGTCGACTGCGGCTGAGCGAACCGATGCTTATCTTCGGTTCAAGGATCTCGTTGCTACTCCGGAGTTCATCGCGGTTTTCCGCGACCTTACCCCTCAGTACTAACGCTCCACTCTTCCGCCCTTTACTAGGAGTATCCCAGTAATGAAACCTAGACATACGTCTAAGTTTAAACGTCACAGTCTCTTTAAAGGAGACGCGGGTGCAAGCTTCGTTGTCAGCCTCCACAAACAGCTCTCGGAGTCTCTAGGTCATGTTTCTCCTTCGTCATTGGAGGAGATTCTTAATATTCCCTTTCCAGGGGATGCTGTAGACCCAGATGATTTCAGAGATCGCTACCTGCTTAGTGAAGTTTGTTCTAAGTATCCTTTTAAGGTGAACGGAATTGATCGCACTCTTGCAGCTCTAACGAAGTTTGGGGAGGCTGAAGCACAGTGTGCCTTAGTCAATTCAACGCTAAGGACTCCTACCATTGGCCCTAACGGGCTCGAATGGCACACGGTCATTCAGACCGCACGTGCGAAAATAGGACGCCTACTTGGTTCGTTTAATTGGAACCAAGTGGAAGACCACTTTGCTTTCGGCCCCGGCGCCACAACTTCGCGTAAGCGGATAGAAAGCGACGCCGTATATAAGATCGGGTGTAAGCCCGACGTGACACAAGATTGTGCTTTGTTGGCCTGGTGTGCAGTTTATCGCATACCGAGGTGGTTCGAACTCCTTTCGGGGTCCTTACCATCGGGAAACTGGCGTGACGACCTAGACAGGCATCCGCCTGAAAAGATTTTCACGTTGGTCCCCGGCAACAGAGTAGTCACAGTCCCGAAGAACGCTAAAACGGAGCGTGTTATTGCGATTGAACCCGATTTGAATATGTTTATTCAGAAAGGTCTTGGTCGCGTTTTACGCCACCGTCTTAGGAGAGCAGGAATTGATCTTAACACACAACGCAAGAACCAGATGTTGGCCCGTAAGGGTAGCATTTATGGTAACCTCGCTAGTGTTGATTTCAGTTCCGCAAGCGATACGATCTCGAGAGAGATAGTTGACTTGCTGCTTCCCGAGGACTGGGCGCTGGCGCTTAAGCAATGCCGGTCGCCTGTAGGTGTTCTTCCCTGTGGTCGCGTTGTGCAGTACCATAAATTTTCATCTATGGGGAACGGATATACGTTCGAACTCGAAAGCCTAATTTTCTGGGCGATCGCTCGAGCGGTATCTGATCTATGCACTCCACGATTACAGAAAAGGGCCGTCGTAATGGTTTATGGCGACGACTTAATCGTCAACGCCAAACTCCAGGATCAGATGACATGGGCTTTTAGTAGGGCTGGGTTTACACTCAATCCGAAAAAGAGCTTCTTCTCTGGTCCTTTCCGTGAATCGTGCGGTAAGCACTACTTCGCGGGAGTCGACGTTACACCTTTCTACGTCCGTAAAGAGATCCGGCAGGTCTGGCACATGTACACCATCGCGAATAACATTCGACGGTGGGCCAGATTGAACTGCTGGGGACTCGATTCCAGGCTCAAGGCTTCCTATGATTTAATAGTAGGAGCCCTACCCCTGTGGTCCCGTCAATTAATACCTGATGGGATCGGTGACGTGGGACTTATTGCTGACTTTGATGAGGCCCGACCTAAACTTCATAAGAAGGATAGGCTTAAAGGCATTATTAATTTCTCGGCAACAGGTTACTTACCGAGGGTTAAAGAACATTCTTTCGAGGGCTTTAGTGTCCTTGTTAAATGGTTCCTCCTTCGTCGAGAGAGCGCTCTGGAACAGAGCGTTGAGGTTGCTCAACGGGTTACCGCTGATGTAGCGGTCCGTCACAACTTCAGGGTGCAGCTGTGGCCTAGTTACGGTCCGTGGGTTTAACGTCCCACTTACGTCACTAGCTTTTCCCGATATTTAGGGATGGG